GCGCATGTTGCTCTTTGCTCTCCTTCACCAATCACTCAGATCCCCGCTCCAGTCAACGCTGTCACCACCAGCTGCGTCGCGCCCGGCGCATTGTTCGCGGACACAACGAACGAAGCCGTCGCGGCGGTTGCCGTGAAAGTGGTGGCCGTAGCGTTGTCGACCGAACCGTTCCCTGCTCCCAGATAGGTTTTCTGGGTACAGCCTACGTACGTACCAAGGGTGAGAGTGGCCGAGTTTGCACATATGACCAGAGCAAGGTACTCCTGGCCAATGATCAAACCGGACATGGTCATCACAGTGAGAGCCTGGGTGATGCCTATCGACCCAGTCGCCACGCCATTCAGCAGTGGACTTGCGACCGTTCCCGCAGCTGCAGTCATGATCCCGCTCGTAGCCGACTGTTCGTAGAGCGGCGTCATCAGTGTCACGTCGTACTCCACGTACAGCTCGCCCGTCACCGCAGCCGCCGTTGTCACCCCCTGGTTGATCGCATAGAGATTCCCCACATCGTACAGTTTGACATCCGTGTTCGCAGGCACGGCACCAGTTCTGACGTAGTAGGTCTTCTCCTTGGACAGATCTTCCTTGAGAGAGGTGTGGCAGCAATTCTGCCATGGGGGCGAGCGGACTGACCCACGATAGGCCAGGGCTTGCTGTTTGGTCAGCGGGGCGGCATCCGAGGCGTCGTAGTCCACAGCCAACACTTGAGTCCCCCCCAGTGAGGAGGGCGCTTCCGTCTCGTAACAAAACTTCAGCTTGTTGAACTTGTAGGACTCGAAATTCGCGGCGATCTTGCTCAGCCAGGGGAACGTTCCCGCCTGACCTGGGTTGCACGGCAAATTGGCCGCCACATTGAACAGTGACGGATTTGCATTCTGTGCTGTCAAGTCCTGGATGTACTCCCGATGAACGATGTGACAATCTCCGTTTCTGAGAGTGTTCATCTTCGGGCGACTCGTCTTCTTGACCTTCCCCTGCGCCACGCCCACAGTCGCCATGGCTCCCTGAGAGGCCATGTTCTGATTGTCTTGGCGTTGCGCCGCATTCGCTCGCTTCTTCGCTCGCTTGCTCTGCACCACTTGCATGGGCTGGTTGCCCTGCTTGGTCTGTTTGTTCTTCTTGCCTGTCATGTTGCATGCAATAAGAGTAGCCTAATTTAACGATGGCAAATCGCGTGTCCCGGACGATACTTTGCAACGCGGCAAACACGTCCAGCCGTCCCGACCGCGCAATTTTCGGCGCGCCAAAACGAGGCTGGTAAAGGCAACGGATTCCACTCGTGCCCAACGTGGCCGGCAGGCTGTTGATCGCAAACAGCTCTGCCTCGAGGTCAAACCATTCCGGAATGGGATCCTCAAACCCTCTGCTATAACACAGATCCTGCAAAGCCGCATAAAATGCTTGATCCTTGACAGGTTTCAGGGTGAGAGGAGTCTTCTTGAGGCGTTAA